CGCAACCACTACCCGTAGCTAGTCACTTGCCGGCCATGCCGACACACCAATCCTCACTCCGGATGACTTAGGGAGCCGCGGTTTTTAAGCCGCCTCACCCCTCATGTTTTTCGAACTAGGGAAGGTCCCTCAACCTGATCGTGATCAGGTGCATCATCAGACCCGCTAACGCAGGCCCCCTCCACGGGAAAAGATGATGTCTTGCGAAGGAGAGATCCCCTATGGACGCCCTTATCAGGGAGGGTCCGAGGATTGTATGTGTCGGCATGCGACACACCGCGCAAACACGCCCATCACGGAACTAGCATTGGAGGGCTAGAATCGGTGAAGGGACGGAGGTTCGCAGACGAGAAAGATGACCCCATCTTCTCTCTCGAATCTTGGTCCTCCTGGCGCTGGAAGAGCGGACTCCGATAGAACGACCTCGCCACGGAGACGAGGAACAGAAGAAGGTTGACGGACTCCGAAGCTAACTTCGGTACCGCGCCAACCTCGCCGGCGTGCCTCGTGAAAGGCAGCCGACGGTTTCTGGATCATAGCCTTAAAGGCTCCCCATGAAACAGGCTTCTGTTCGGTCCGGAAGGACCGACCGTTCAACCAAAGGTCGAACTTGACCTCAGCCCTCTCGACCGGTAGAGTATCGTGCCGAAGCACGTACCTACCGTCATCAAGCCCCGACGCTTGAGGTAAAACAACCCACGAACGACGTTTGAGACGACGTTCGTACTTGAATACCTCCAACGCACGGAGATTGAAACCGAGAGAGCTGGGCAAGACGACCCAGCGGGATCTGCTCTTCGCAAGGACGAAGGCGGACTCCCATACATCACCAGCTGCGTGACAAACTGCAGCCTGGTGCACATGACCAGAAAGGTCAGCGGTGCCACCACCCCTCCTCAGGTGCCTTACCTCCTTCCACTTCCCACTTCCTCCCCGGAGGAAACAAGTGGAATTGATCTCGGCGACCGACCTGAAGCGGCCGGTCTTCGACTCATTAATGATCGCCCAGCCGGGGTAATCAGTATTGAGAACGGGCTCGGAACTGCTGATAAGGCCGTCGTCGCCGTTGATCAAGATCGATGCATCACGGCCCCTGGTAGCCCACTTGGCGGCTACATAAGACTGGATGCAAAGAAGAGGGAAAGAGAGGTAGGTGCCCATCATCTGACCATGTGTGACATCACCGCTGAGGGACGGTGAGGACGCATGGGGATGAAGGGATTCGTGAGCCGCGACCCTCACAGGGCCCGGCACACTTCCGCAACGCGCAAGAAGCGCGCCAAGGATTGTATCTGCCACATCTAACCGTAGGTTATCTGAGGCACCCACCAGATCGATAGAAGTTTGCCAGTCGAACTGACAGACTCTCGAAATGGTAGAGGCGGTTGGAGG